CGTAGGAATTAAACCTCAGATCATCAGCTACCGCTCCAGTCGCACTGCGAGAACTTATAGAATGGTCGGCATTATTATTACCGTAGAAAGTAAGGTAATCACCCATATCTTGAAGGTGCAAGGCGTCTGCTTGTACAAAACTACTGAACACAGCGGAGGTGGCAGTGAGCGCGCCTGTCACTGTACCGCCACTAAGATTTAGCTTGGAATTTAGCTGAGTTTGAATACTGCTAGTAACGCCATCGGTGTAGTTTAGCTCCGCAATAGTAGACGTCTGACCAGATAACGATGTAGCTACCGACGCGTAAGGGAGGTTGGCTGTTATTGTATCTTGCACTGTATCAAATGCTGTGACTAATGTAATAGCCCAACCACTAGAAAACTCAGAGGGGACAACAGAGTGTCCTACCATTAGGTTAAAGATACCCAATTTAGGGTAAGACCAAGTTGACGTAAGCTCTCCAATCCAAAGGCAGTTTGATGTGCCATCCGACCCGAATCTAACGGTGTAATCTCTACCAGATGTTGAGGATAATATTTGAACTGCCTGTCTATTCCAGTTTACGCCTGACGAATAAGCGTACCCTGCTATCTGTATAACCACTGACTCCCTTTCATCGTAATCAAAGAGTCGAACCTCAAAACTCAGCATAGTGCTATTATTATTGGTCGCTGTAGGTAGCTTTATCTTGAACGCGCCAGTGGCCGAGGTTGCGGAAAGCGAGTAGTGAGCGCCAGCAGGGGCAGGAATTCTACCTTCATTAGAAGCATCTTCTATATAAGGTGCGCTACCGCCAGACCACTTTACGTCACCAGTGACTGTGCCTCCAGCTTTAGGCAAAGCCAGATTAGCTGTTGTATAAGCGGAGTTCCAGTTAGATGAGCTACCGTCTGTTGCGGCAATAGTTCCACTGACTACTAGCGCCCCCGCGTTAGCGTACACCCTAAGATCGTAGTCAGTACCGCCACCAGAATCAGCAGTGTGAAAATCTAGGTACTTGCCAACCTCCATAACGCCATCGGTCCCTACCTTAATAAAACCACCATTCCACCAATCACCGTTTACTGGGTATTTCACTGTGGCGGTTATTGTTGTTGTGCCGTTAGCGCCCTCAGTTGCCGTTCCTGTTACGTCTGATGAAAGCGTGGTTGTCTTGGTAAGCTGGCTATAGGTATAAGCTGAGTTCCAGTTAGTAGATGTGCCGCCTGTCGCCGCTATAATGCCCCCGAAGGTAGCAGTTCCCGATGCCGCTGTAACGTTTATATAAGTAGCGCCATCATACCAAGCATGCCTAAAGTTACTCGTACTTCCGTTGTCAGTTACCCCAAACCAATGAAGCCTTGACTTACTGGTGTCATCATCTCTAGCGTCTGCACGTTGATGTGCGGCATCTGCGGATGATACATTCCATTTGGCTGTATCATTAAACCCTATTTCCCCAGTCATCGTCCCGCCCGCTTTAGGCAAAGCCAGATTAGCTGTTGTATAAGCGGTGTTCCAGTTAGTATCGTTATAGCCTGTTGCTGATATTGTGCCTATGTTGGTTAGGTTGTTGGTTTTGAAATCAAACGCGCCTGTTGCACCAATAGAAAGCCGAGTTGTCGAACCACTTGCGGATGTACTGTTTGCCGCTCCACCTGTAAAGACACTAAAAGTACCATTGTCAGTTCTAAGCCTTATAGAGCCAGTGTTATCTACCCATACTTGATCCGCATAGACATCATTTGCCCTCATGATAATAAGTTCATTGTTGGCGTTAGAACTCGGTTGATTTATATACAACATCCCACTAGAAGTAACAGTACCAGTAATATCAAGCGGCTTGTTCATAGTCCACTTGTCACCGACTGCTATGTACTTCAACTCAGCGTTACTACCGCCTACTGTTAGACCGCCAGTGTTAGCCATTGAATTAGTGGTCGCGTTCTTAGCCACCTTGAAATTAAGGTCAGCAATCTCAACGACTGTGCTATCTATAGTTGTAGTAGTGCCGTCAACCTGAAGATTACCAGCTATGACAACCGTACCTGTATCATCGCCGTGAGCGGCAGGGTCAATAGTAAACGTAGCAGGGCCGCGTAAGTATCCACCTAATGTAAGGTTGGTCAGGCTTATACTGCTATCAAGGTTTAGTGTTACTCCTCCGCTAAGACCGCCACCATTTAAGTTAGTCCCTGCGGTAACTGAGGTTATGTCAGCCGCGCCAACAGTTTGAGAAGCACCATCATTGACAATGAAACCACCATCTGCGGTATTGTCTAATATAGAGAAGGTACGCGAGTTGGTAGAGGCAACCTTAATTGAGCCAGTGTTATAGCCTGAACCATCATTAGGGCGCATGAAGGTCTTGAAGTAGTAAGTGCCAGCCGCTAAACCTGTGATTGTTCCTGTAGCAATGATCTGACCACTAGCAGTTACATCTAAATGATTGCTCCTGACATTAGCTCTTGATCTCCAAGTACCATTACCTTCTGGATCAAAGAACCACAAAACACTGTCTTTAACGTAATCAGTATTCATGGTGAATCTTGTGTAGTCGTTGGCTCCTGCTGTAGCTGTTGTTGCTAGGGTTCCTTGAGTGTTAGTAAAACTACTGACCGTATTGTAACGGATCATCATGTCAAAGGAGTTAATCAGATCATTTTCTGCATCAGTAAGAGAGTCCGCTTCAGATGTGGTCGAATTACCCACACCTGTCCACGCTGGCACGTTGATAATACATTTAACTGTGAAGTTAGACGTCTGCTCAGTAACAATCTTAACAAACCCGCTATCACTTGTGAGTGCTTCTGAGTAGGTAGTAACTTTCACTCCTTCAGAACCAGAGGCGATTTGAGTTAATGCCAAAGCCTCAAAGCCGTCAAGACTAGAAAAGATTAGGTTGTTGTCGCTATCATATAGATTAATGTTTCGGGCGTGTACGCTTCCGTCTGAGTTGACAAGGAACTTATTCTCTCCCCCATCCGTACCAGTAAACAATCTCTTAGTTAAACCACTAGCGGGAGGCGCACCGCCTGCCATAGTGACAGAGTTTGCGCCAGTACCAACTGTAACGCTATCAGCTATCAGGTTGCCTGTGATAGACAAGGTTGGATCGGTTGCACCAGAGTCAAAACTGAGCTTATCAGATAGACTGAACTTACCGTCTGAACCTAAATAGAAGCCTGTTGTTGAGCCTTCATAAACTCCTCCAGCCGAACCAGAGTACAGTTTAGCGGCATCAATATAGATACCACCAATAGTTCCGTCATTGAGTCCAAGATCAACACCTGTATCGCCGTCTTGTAATGCAGAGGCTCCAGCACTCGCACCGCTAGTAACAGTCGTTGTTAAGTTTGCATCTGGAATGGTTACACTAGAACCGATACTTAAACTGTTTGCAGTGATCGCGCCTGTAATGGTTGCATCAGTAGCGTGTAAAGTGCCTGCTGGTGATACTCTAAATGGAGCATTGACGCCAAAGGTTTCATTGCCTAAATAGATGCCATCGCTATCGACCTTGAAAACGCTAGAGCCTGAACCAACTTTTATATCAACATCAAGGATAACGGAATCTGCTTTTATCAAGCCGCCATCAATGGTTGTGACATTGCCGCCTTCAGTCGCTAACGCTGTGTTTAAATTCGTAAAGGTAACCAAACCATCAAAATTAATGGACGAGAATGCGGTACTGAAAACAATACTGCCAATCGTTCCGTATGCCGATTCACTGACTAGATAACTACTTGCCCAGAACTGCTGATCTCCACCTGTCGCTTCAGGTACGGTTCTTGACCAGTTGACTCTACTACCTCCACTGAAAGCTCCAGTTGCAAAGTTGTAGCCTGTTGCTGTTGGGGTGGTTGGCACTCCTGCTTGAGACACGGAGTAGTAAAGATAGCCTGACGCATTTCTTGGGCCAGTGGCACCAGTAACACTATCGCCATTCTGGAACGCAAGAGTGGGCGCTAAGTAAACTATGCTTGAGTCTGTTCCTGTTGCTCCTGCAATTTGAGCTTTAGCAATAGAGGCGTATGCTGGGTCTGACCCTGTAGGGATGTAATCGTACCAACCAGAGGGAGCAGTAATGGCGTTGGTTGAGAAGTTGTATGACCCGCCTGTTGGCGCGACAGTAGGTGCTGTACTGTTTCTTTGGTATACAGGATAGGTAAAGGTGCTTACCGCATCGTCACCATTCTCACTGCTAATAACTGGTGTTGACCAAGTGGTTGCAGTTACAGTTCCAGTATCACCCGCTATTGCGAATGTAAAGTTACAAGCATAAACAGGATCGGTTCCACTAGGGATAGCCGCATACCATGTATCTGGACTTGTCGGTGGCGTTAAAGTATTAGTACCAAAGTTAAACGTGCCGCCAGTAGGTGCGCTCAGCGAGCTTGACGAACGCTTGAAAACAAATGGCGTGTAAACTGACTTACCAATAGCACCACTGGACGAAAGCAGTTGAGCCGCCGACCAGTTAGCCGCAATTACACTAACAGTCGCATCGCGTGATGTTACAGTTGCACTACAGAAATAGATGTCATCTGTTCCTGACGGAATTTCTGCGGTAAAGCTATTGCCTAGAGTATCAACATCAAATGAAGCCGTACTAAAAGTCCATGTGCGTGTAGTGCTGGGCTTGTTGGTAACGGTAGATGCGGATCGAACATAGCCATAAACAACAGCAGTATTAAAGCCATCGACTGCGCCCGCATTGGTTGTTGCAGTTACAGCGGTTTGGTTATTGAAGTCTGTAGTTGATGTCTTATTGCCAGTTAAATCAACGGACTTAAACTTATAGAAATATGCAGTTGCGTCAGATAGACCACCATTTAAGTATTCTGCTTTTGCGCTGTAACCACCAGCCACGTTTGACACTTCTACATAAGTTCCACCAGATGTTCCTGACCGCCAAATCTCGACATTATTAAAGTCTTTGGCACTGGGATTAGTCCACGCAAGGCTGATTGATTTATAGCCCGCTGTTGCTGTGATGCTTGTGGGTAATGCTGGGGCGGTGGAATCAGTAGCCGCTGTTGGATCGCTTGTTATATATGAGCTAGACACGCCTATCTCATTAATCGCCTTGACCCTAACGTTATAAACCTGACTGCTTTCTAGGCTGTTAATAGTGAAAGGCGATGAGCGAGTATCTTGAGAGAAGTAATTGGTTGCGCTGTTTAGCCTCCACTCAACAACGTAATGGTCTATAAACGCATCATCTGATGCTGTCCAAGTAACGTCAAACGACGAGTTAGTCGTTCCGTCAGCGGCTATAAAGGTAACTGCTGAGACACCGATAGAGGTTGGAGCAACTGCTGTTTTGCCGCTATATAAAGCAACTTCACCACCGCCTAGAAAAACCTCTTCATCGGTAGTAGTCCAATCCCAAATAGAGGCCGCTGTTTCAATAGCTTCAACATTGACGGCAATCTGGCCGTCAGAGCTAAAGCCCATAGAGTAACCGACAACCTCAAATACTTTCGCGCTGTATCCAAGGCGAACATTAGTGACGCTGATATTGTCCCCTATCTTGAATCTAAGCGCACTTAGGTTACAGGGTATGGTTATCGCTTCTTGTTGCCTAGAACGCAGTAGAGCGAGTTTAGCGAGCCTCTGGGCGCGAATGTTATCAACCGTAAAGGGTAGCGCCATATCCAAGAATATTTGATGGCCGTCTTGAGCTAAGAACAAAGATGCGGTGCCAGTTCCTGTCCCTACCCCTGTCGCAGTGAAATCAATCCCCACTGTATTGGCAGACGCGCCGATAGCAGTAAAGTCTGTTGAACTACCGCCATTAACTAGGGTGACTATTTGGTATCGCTTACCAACTTCAAAAGACCCTGCCACTGTCTTAGATACTTGAGCGGGGTAGTCTGCCAATATATAATTATCGTCGGAACTGAGGAACACCCCCTTTACGCCATTAAATGCCGATCTTCTGGACTGCTTAGTTTGAACAGTTATCTCGCCTACTATCTGCGATTCATCTACCGTAATAGTGGGTGCAATATACTCACCCGCATGGATTTCAAACTGACCGCCTGAATAGACTAATCGGCCAGCCATTGCTCCAGTCATCAACTCAATGTTGGATTTCAAAGACCCTGCCGTATCTATCACGCCATCTATCGTATAGCGAGGCTGAGTTCCACCAGCGGCCAAAGTAATGGCTTCATCACAAACGCCTTTAGCCGTGTTCACTGACGCTGTTAAGATGTTATCAGTTGTCTCGCCTAGACCGTATTTTGTATCACGAAGATAGTCATAAATACAAAGAGCAGGATTTTGTGACCAAGCGGTTACGCCTCCATTTGGGTTAAGAACTTTCTTGCCGCGTATGATGGTTGAGATGTTAGGTAATCCACCACCGAATTGATCCCGATCATAGGTCAGTTTAACGACCATATAAGCGGTGTCATGCAAGATGTGTGCGCTAGTCCACTTGGTTGACGCGGCATCTAATGCAGAGTCTGCGGCTGTTTGATCTCCTTTATGGAAGCCTACTTGGACATAGGTTCCCCAATTGCCGATATAACTACCAGCTTCCCAAATCTTCTCATCATTAAACCAGAGACTTTCATAAGCGTCGATCTCGTGGCCTGCAACAGCTACCACTAACCAAAGGTATTTGTTATCTGTTCCTGTGGATTCTAGGTAGACGATATTACCGCCTAGTCGAGCGCGGCCATAAACGATCTTTCTCGAATGCGCGGCTTCTCTTGTTGTGACAGATCGGCCACCCATCTGAGCGCCCAAATCTGGGGATGGCATTAAGGCGCGTGACACCATTGACAGGCCAGCACCTACGGCAAAAGCAACATACCAAGCAACGCCCAATTCTAAAAGAAAGGCGCTTGCCATTGAAGCCAGTCCTGCTATTAATGCAATTGCCATTATTTAATCCTTAAAGCATTTTGAATAAATGCGTTCTATTAAATCAAAACCCATCCCTATCAGTAAGTCATCGAAAGGAATGTGAACCTTAGTATTGACGTTCATTAATGATACGCCATTGTCACGACAGTAATCTTCAGCGAATTTTAGCAGATGATAGCCTGTAGCGCCCGATCTATATTCAGGTAATACAAAGGTGACATCGTTGTTGGCAAAGATATGATCTTGGTAATGAATACTGCGGCTCATAACTAGCACACAATAACCCACTAGCTCGCCATCAAATCTAGCAGTGAACACGCGCAAGATTCCAGCCGCGTCTAATCGGGCATATTCTTCCCAGTTGGGATTGAGTTTTATCTTGCCTTGATTAAGGGCAACCATTTCCCAGTGTGTTTCTAGTAGAGGCTTGATGTCCTCTTTCACACTCGCCAAACATTCGTGAGCTATTTTCATTTAATGGCGTTGCGTCGGATTAGCTCCGCTACCATCGTTACCGTCACTACCACTACCTGTCGATGTTGGCCGACCCCACAGAATATCCTTCTGCACAATTGCTGTTACAAACTCAAAGCCTTTGTCTGCTGGATAGTCTATCTTCTGATCTTCTGCCGTATAACGCCTAACCTTTGATCGCTCAAACGCAATCAGTTTGTTTTCAACAGATACAGTGATCGTTGAATATTCTGCATTCTCAGCAATAATCATTGTGTCCATGAATCCTGAAAACAAGATTACTGGGTCAGCGATAAGCGCACCAACCGAATCAAACGCGCCTAATGAAACAGTAAGCGGCCTACCCTGATACTCGTGATTTTTAGCGATCACGACAAACGAGGATTTAATGCCAGTGATGGATACGTTAATGCCTGCCGCTGATATGTCAGACGTTTCCTTTATCTCGCTGATAGATAATAGGTCACCAACGCCTGTATAGGTATTCCCGCCATAGGTAAGATCACCCACGCCAGACCAAATGTTTAATACGTTAGGTGATTCACCAGAATCAAATATCATTCGCACAAAGTAAGCAGGGCGAACAACCGAGGCGATGGTTTCATCGCGCATAGCCGTGGTTAGGGTTCTGCTCATAAGGCTTCTACACAAGCAAAGCTAAAGCCGTACATCGACGCTTCATTGACCGACCAACCGACATCATTGGAAGCCATACGCCAAAGGCTTTTAGGTAGAGTAAAATCACACAACTGGCCGCTTGCAATAGCTTCTCGTAAAGGTGGTTGGAAGTTTAAAGTTCCTGCGCCAGATGCTTTGTCAGATGTCACCATATAAAGATAGGTGCCTAACTGAAAATAGGTTCCTGCTGTAACTGCTGATCCACCCGCTGTAGTAGTCAAGGCTTCTGCTCTGATTGCAGTTGTGCCTGACGTAGTAGCTGTTGCTGTGCTTGTATGTAAAGGGTTTCCGAAAGTAAACGTACCTTCACGCCCTTTAAGGCCAACAATAAACGCTTCAACTGATCTTGACTCAGCATAAGTTAATGGAGGTAATGAAACCTCTGCTTCCCATCGTGCGCCTTGGTGAGCATATACTTGAGTGTCTAATGTAAAAGGTGATTCAGCGACAGCGACGACTCTGCGTAATCGCATAGACATGCTCTGAACACCCACCGATGGAAAAGATAAAGGCATTGATTATGCTCCCACTAATGCTTTAGAGAAGTTGCCACCACGCAATCTAGCATCTGCAACAGCGCCTTTAGCCGCTTGAGCTATCTGAGGCATTAGCTGAACGATCTCTGCTCTTACTGTGCTTTGAATACCTGTAGTGACGTTGATTGTTTGGTTGATTGTAACACCACTCCCGCCGCCCATCTTATTGTTCGGGATAATAGAACCAGAAGCATTGGGGCTAAAGATTTCAGGGCCACGCTCACCTACTAGATATGAACCGCCATTCTGGACAGACCCACCAATGGCTTGCTCTCCAGTAAGTCCGTTCATGATGCTTGATATGTTATTGATCCCTGTGCTGGGTGTTGTGCCACTTTTACTGAAAGCAGTAGTAATAAACCCAAATGCGGCATCAACAATATACTTTTGAATGAGCATCTTGATTAAGCTATCAACAACAGATTTAGCCATTGACTTAATCGCGTCGGCGAAGTTAGCCGCACCAGTAATGCCAGCGGCTAAAGCGTCAGTCAAACCATTCAAACCTTGTTTGGTTAGGCTGGCTAGGTTCTCTTCCATAGATGGTAAGGCTTTACTCCAATCTTCAAAACTTTGATGAACCGTTCCGACTTGCTTACTTAGATCAGGTAAGACGAAATTAGCAACGTCAGAGAATGTTGACAGTGAAGCAATCGCTCCGTCCATACCTTCAATCAAGCGGCCAGCGAAATTAACGTGACCAATCTTCTTCTCTTGGTCTTGCATTTCGTGATACAAGGAAAGCGTGGTTTCATACCTACCATTAAGAAGGTCAACAACTTCAAGTTGCTTGCTGACATTCATGGTGCTGTTATTCTTTGTATCTTCAATCTGTTGCTTAATTGCTTGAAGTTCTTTTCTGTATCCTTCAGCGTCTTTTTTACCGCCTAGAAAGAAATTATTAAACTGGTTTTTAGCGTGAATAGCTGAGTTGAAAACATCAATAACACCGTTGGTTAAATCCTCTAACCCTTGCAATGTCACCTTGACGGCTTCCAACATATTGACCGCTAATGATCTTGCGAAGTTCTGAACGCCACCTTTAGCTTCTATGCTGGTTAATATAAAAGCCTTAAACGTGGATGTTAGATAACCAAGAGCGGGTGCAAGAGCGGCTGAAAGTTGTCGCGTCATGCCTGTGAACAAAGCATGTAGTTTTGTGAATTCATCGTTGGCGGCTTCTACACCTTTAGCCGCATTATCAGATAGACCTAGACCGAGTGCTTTCGCCTCGATTAGCATATCATTTAAACCTTTACGACCCTTGCCTAACGTGTTGACAAGCGCGGCACCTTCAGAGTCAAACAGCTTGAACGCTAACCTTAATCTATCAGATTCGCTGGCAACATTACCAAAAGCATCAGCAAGGACAAGCATTCTTTCATCTAAGGGCATTCTGTTCAGAGCTTGAGCATCGATACCCAATTCTTTGATAGCGCCTTTAGCTTCACCTGTTCCTTTAGCGGCTTCCGCTGTTCGTCGAGTGAACCGCTGTAAAGCCATGTCCATCGTTGTAGTGGCAACGCCAGTGAGTTCTGCGGCATGACGTAACCCAGCGAGAGAGTCAGCCGTTGTGCCGATCTTGGATGCCGTTTTAACTAAGGAATCGGAGGCAGTCAAAGAGCTTTTAATTAAATACCCAAACCCAGCAACACCAGCAACACCAACCAAAGCGGTTCGCATACTGAAAATAGACTTGGTTATACCTTTCAAACCAGCGGTGACAGAACCAAAACCTTTCTTAGTCTTATCAAAAGCCCTGATCTTAATGTTTACATTTTCAGCCATTGCTCTCGCTCGCTATTTGAAAGTATGCCAGCCACTCGTTAAAGTGACTGACGGACATTTGTTCTGCTTCTTCTATCGTAATGTGTAGGCGATCAGCCAACCCTAACAAATTCATCCTTGATTGATCGCTTCTCAGTTTTTTTCTGCGTACTCCACGGACTCAATCTCACTGAACATCTGGTTTGCTATGTCAGAGATAACTACAGTTTCCTCTCCCATCAAATCTATTCTATCCTCGCCAGAATTGAACAGCTTACTGCCGCCCTCATCGATTGCTTTCATGCAGATTAAATCTACCATCGCACCCACAGTGGTATTCTGAAGAAAATTGGGGTGCTTCTTCTGAAGTTGATCTAAGTCATAACAGGTTATTGGCCTGCAATACATCTTAAAATCTCCAGCGTCATCACCCCACGCAGGGACTAGAACCTCTCTAGCCTCTACTGTTCTTCTGCTTCGTAAGTCTTTAGCTAATCCCATAGTTTAATCCCCTTATACTTGTGCTTCAGTTACGGCTCCACTGCATTGAATGGTAAAACTTGCTTCAACCATTCCGTCAAAAGAGCCAGTGATAGAGCGAGATGTAACAACACCGCCGCCAGAAAACCAAGTTTCGCCAGAGCCTGTCCCAGTAGGATAGATGCCGAAATCAACTACGGTACCTTCGTCTAGTATTAACTGCTGTGCGTCTGATTCATCCCAGTAGCATTCAACTGATACTGTGTTCGTTTTCAATCCTGCTTTATAGCTTCTCGCTAAATCTCCAATCACTGAATCTTCAATAGTGTCTGCTGAACCATCAAATGTGAATGATCTTACTTCTCCAACCACGGCTACAGCGGTACCCGATACTTGAACTTTTACTACTCCAGATGCGCCTGTTTGAGTCGCCATGATATTTTACCTTATTTAAGTTAAGTTGTGCCGCGAGTGTATTGGTACACAACACGGATTGTCATAATAACCCCACCAATGGGGTCAATAGAACCTTCGTCTATCTCAATGCTTACTACCTGAGTATCCAGAGCGTTGCCGCCCCTTAACCTATCAACATCAAGACCCTCTTCAATAGCTTCGATCACGTTATTTCGAGCCGTATCTATAGACCCTCCCTTAACGTAACAAATTAAATCATAATCTATAGTAGCCATGCGCGTCGATATTGACCCGCCTATCGTACTATCTTCCCTATTCTCTGTGCTACTCCTTACAAGGATAGCTGGAAACTGTGCGCTTGATAACTTATCAAAATCAAACGGCTGTCTTGTAACGTACTTAATCGCAACAGGCGAGGTCACCCCTTGTAGGGTGCTTACCATGTTAGCCGCAATGCTTTCTCTTATGCTCATTTCAACGCCCTAAAAAACACTTTGCCCAGCTTCCTTTCTTCCGACCTACTGAACCCAAAGAACGGTCGCTTCTTATTGTTCATTGCCGCCTTCTTTGATTCCTCTGCTCTTGTAAAGTAAATCTCAGCTTCTCTGCTGTTCGACTTTACAGTCATTGCACTCATCATCTGCCCAGTAAATCTCAGGTCAGGCTTTGTGCTTCTGCCTTTGCTTGCTCTAAAAGCCGCA